CAATATCTTATATACTGTTCCTACCAGAACAGGACAGAAAGACAACTATAATCTTTCATTAGGTGTCAGTGCTACTTGGTCTATCCCACAAGATAAAAAACTCCAAGACCAGTGTAAGGAAGCAGCAGCGGCAAATATTGATTTGATGAAGCAACAGGCGGCAAATAAAAGATTAGACTTTGAGATTGCCCGTCTCAAGAATTGTGGCGAGTTGAAGAAACAGGGCATCTATTTCCACCCCAAGTCTCCATATTATAAAGTGTGTGCGGATGTGATTGTTACTAACCCTGGCGGTGTCATTCCCCCACATAGACATTCTATCCCTTCGGTTTCAAGACCTTCTTCAGTGCCCGTATCGCCTCCGTCCTCTCGCGCTGAAGATCTCGGCGCTCCGTTACAGACAAGATCTCCTCTTGTTTCCCCCTGATCTTAGCAATCTTTTTCATAACTTTTTTAACCGTTGGTTTGATAACCTTGAGTAGGATATCTGCCAGCGGTTTTGCCATAAGTGCTGATGCTGTGGCAACAACTGCAATACCACCAGTAGTCATAACAGTTCCAGGACTAGGAAGTCCAGCAATAATTTGCTCTGGTAGTGGCACCTTTTCTGTTTGCTGGACACACTGATTTCCTATCAGTTGATATCCAGTTACTTTCTTTCTGAACCCTTCAAGATATGTTCCTACAGGTTCCTTTGCCTGTTGTGATGCTGTGGGACAATCTACCTTGGCGGTGGCAGGGGGAGTTTTAGGTATCGGTAGATCAGGTGCTTCGGGAGCTTTAGGTTGCCTTGTATCTACCTTCGGTTTTTGTGTCGGTAGAGTTTGATTGGGTTCAAAGTTAATAGGATTGAATGATGGCATATTTCCATCACAAAATGTTAATGTCCCATTAGGATCATCACTTTGAAGCGTTTTTGATCCATTATTCGCTTCATGTGCTTCTACACAACCAGGCATATCAACTATCGGTATTCCAATGTTTTGTGTTACTGGAACAACTGGTGGTATTGACTGTGGATAATTCATCAACCAATCGGGAACCGGAGGTATATCCAGATTCCTGATTTGGATTTCTCTTATCTTAGGCATCAATCATCATTTGTGAAAAGATTCAAAAATCCACTCCAAAGATGAAAGAAGAACACATAAAGGAAGAATTTTCCCTCAGCATCTTTGGATTTTCTTCTTCTTGTTGTAGTCATGAGTCACTTTTCTGTTAACACTATTTAACAGGAATAACACCACCCGTTACTGAAGGCACATTTGTTTGAGACATAACATCTCCAGTAGCAGAAGGCATCTTAGGCATTGCTGACTCTACCATTCCTGGAAGTGCTTCTGTAACTGCCTTAGTGATTTCTTCTGTTGCCTTTACTCTCACATCTTCAATCATCGCATCCTTATTGAGGAAGAGGTATGCTCCTCCACCTACAACACCAAGTGATACAAGACCTGATAGTAGTGCTACCACGTTTACTAGTTTTTGCATTGGTTTACTCCACTAAAGTTCCATGTGCTCTGCGGATCTCTCTGAGTTCCTCAAAGTTCTTTTGCTTGGTTCCACCATCATATGCCCAGGCATATCCTTCGGTGATCATTTGTTCGTTAAGAGAGACTTCTGCGTCTCCAATGTAAAGCCATCCCAAGAGTCTACCGTATTTACCAACACCCCCAACAAGCTCAGTCCTAATAACGAGGTCATCATCACCAGCGATAGCACCATCGAGCGCGTCTTTGAGCCAGTTGGTTGCATCATAACCAAGTGCCTTCTCTTCTTCGTCGCGTGTTCGTTTCTCTGGCGTATCGACTCCTGCAACTCTGACTCTTTCTTTTTTATAAAGGTCAAAACCCAGGTCAATAGTGACATCCAATGTATCTCCATCTACAACTCTATTGATCTCAATTATTCTAAAATTATAACAACTCTTCCGACTTGGTGGTTTCATAGCACCCATAACTACCTCTCATTTTTTTTTATTTATTCTATTTCTCTTTCTCGCTTCACTAATTTTTCTTTTAGTTTCTTCACTCATTACTTCTTCTTACCCCCGTTCTTAGCTTTCTTCGCTGTTGCGTTGCCCTGGTTCTGTTTCTTGTTGTTCGCAGATCCCTTCTTGCCCTTGTTTGGACTCTTGGACATCTTCTTCTAGTTCCTTAAATGATAGGCGTAGAATATATATGACGCAATATAGCGTAAACACTAGTCCACATCCTAAAAGTATAATTACTGACCAAACAGGATCATTTAAATTTTCATGGGGTTTCAGAATCAATTCCATTTAAATACTCCTTTTCCGTTTGATAAGGAACAACTTTTCCAGTCTTAAGTTCCCATGCACTAATTAATTCTGGTATCAACCACTCATCTATACGAGAGCAATACTCCCAGTTAGCAGGAACAGTAGTACAAGGAATAACTACCGTAGACCAAAAAGAAACCACATAATTTAGAATTGTAAGCATCAATATTCATCTCCACTTTTTATGATTTATAGAAGTATCATTCCAATCATTACCATCTGCCCATGGAGAAATGATACGAATATCATCAAGACCTTCTATATCAGACTTTTTGATTTCTGTTACTGGTTCCTGTTTCTCCTCTTCATCCCAAGTTTTTATAATCTCATTAACTTGTTTATCTACGTCGGTCATTTCCATATCAACTTTACCCTGAACCCACATAGCCCATAACCACTCTATGAAACCTAGGGCAAGATGATTGATGGGAAACTTTTGTTCGTTTGCCCATCTCTTACTTTTGGTGTACCAGTTATCTTCTCCACCCCAGTAATACTTAAACTTGTGTTCTATTTTAGGATCAGCAGTCATTAAATGTAGACCCCACTTCAGAACCAAGTTCAGAACCTACTTGTTGTCCCAGAAGAAGTGCCCAACCACCTGCTAACCACCCAACATAAGGAATGCTAGAAACAGCAGGAACTATAAGTCCAGCACTAATTGCGGTCCCCGCCATCGCACCTTGTGATCGTGCGCCAGCGTCCGCCCTGATGCACTCTTCGCTTTTGGCACCCAACTTTCCCTCGGGGTCTAATGCCCCACCTCCTAGGTTTCTAGCACCATCCATCGTATATTGGTCTACACGATATTCTCTTCTACGTGTTGTACCACCACCAAAGAATCCACTCTTATTCTGATCTAACTGAAGAGATCTTTCTGAGTTTAAGATGGCAGGATCATTTGCCTTAAACTCAATCTTATATCCATCCCCGTTTGCTTCTACCTTGTAAGAAGAATAGTCACCACTAGGAAAGTTAATAACAGGATATTGAGGACGAGTTGCATTCAACAAATGACCGAGAATACCAATATGAGCAATACCAAACACCACACCTAATCCAATAGCAATATTCTTTGCTGAGAATCTTTTTGGTGGTGTGGGTGATATTACTTCTGGAACATCAGTCTTTTTGTTGAATGCCATAATCAGAATGGAAGAGAGGTTCCTGTTGGAACTGCACCGCCAGTTACTTCTGGCATCTTAGGCATAGCAGATTCTAACATACCAGGAAGAGCACCAGCAACTGCTTCGGTTGCTGCTTTAGTTGCTGCTTCTTTTGCCTGTTCGATAAGTGCATCCTTATTAAGATACACATAAGCACCACCACCAACAATGGCAGCAGATACACCAAATGAAACAAGAGCTAAAACGTTGATAAGTTTTTGCATTTTATTGTCCAGTAAAGGTTTTATCTAAATCCTTCAACTCAGAGTAATATTCACAGGGATATTCCATAGCAACTGGTTCATCATAAATCATCATTTCGGTACGGCAAATTCCATTACCGATTTCCATATGACCAACAATAAACAAAGTGAGTAGTATCATGGCATTAAATTGTAGGCATTACAGGAGGTTCGCCGTCCTTCTTAGGAGCAGCAGTTGAGATTTGAAGAGGTGCCTGTTCAATACGAATCGTTTGAGCAGGAGCAGTTGCGGCAGCAGCAGCAATCAGTTTCTCCAAATCTGCCTTAGATACACCGCCAGCATTACCCATCTTCATCGTTCCGTCGCCAGACTTCTTAGCAGTCTGAACACCAAATGTTGCTAGAACACCAGTAAACACCGATGCGATGAAAGTAGGATCAAGTTTCTGTTCGGGAATACCCAATGCAGCAGGAAGTTTAATATAAGCAAGAGTCAAAATACCACCAGACCAGATGAGGATACCAAGTCTGACCATAGTGCTGATTGCTTCCAACTGACCTTCGTGGTCATCGGCAGCTGCTTTTATTTTACCAAATAAACCTTTCTTTTTTTCTTCCTCTTTTAGAGGTTCCTTTACTTCTTCTGGCATTATGTGTGAAATAAGGCACTGCTATTTATGGTGCTAAGATTTCAACAGTGATATTTGCTTTTTGTATTTGATTATATTTTTTACAAAGTTCCTCGCTTGAGGCGTGTTCCCACTTGTGTTTGGTTTCTTTTAACTGCTTTGTGTAATCTTCACCATCGTTGTTTTGCATCTC